CATGGATTTATATCCATGCAGTCATCCAATAAAACGCGTCTTGTTATTTCTTGCGCTTTACAGAATGCTTATATGAAAATTTTTAATTCATAATATTATGGCAAATTTATTCCTAATATATATTTTAAAAATTTTTATTTCAAATATATATTGGCAATTATTCCTATTTTATTATGATTATTAATATTAGTATACATTCAAAACAACCCCTTTATTTGTTAGTGTTGTTTTATAGCGTTTATTTAACCCACACCCTTAGTGTGTAGTCAAAAATTGTATGCATAATGAGAGTAAGCTAATAAATTTAGTATTATATTAGTTTGGATTTGGGCACTCTCAATTTAGTCCGAAATCTTTTTTATGTTTGTATATATATTTGTAGCGTTTTTTACATATTTTACCACACAAAAATATTGAAGTGAATAGTTTATTTATATAATGTGTTGTTTATCTTAAAATTTATATATAAAAATGTGGGACGCTCTTTTCTTATTGACGATATAAGTGTAAAATCATAAAATAGAATCTATAGAAACCATGTGTTCTAATAGTCCCTCCATGCTTTATGCGGTTGACACTAGTAGATTCTATGCTTGGCTTAATGAACCAAGTTTTGAGGAAATATATTTTTCCTGAAATTTATATAAGAGATTTTTGAAGAACGGTAAAAGTCCGGATCCTGTTGCACAACAGTAACATGTGATACCTTGCGAGCGGGGGATAGAACAGCTCATTAAGGACCAGAGTACACTAAAAATGAATATCGTTTTAAAAAGTGTTGAGTTCCAGTTTTCTACAATTTTCGCAGCTACATGTCTGCGCAGCATGATGTTAGGAGGCCCCGTCCTCACTTATAGCACTGTTTTATACAGTGTTTCTTCTTGGTCTTGGTATTATTATGCCAAGGTCCATTATTTTGGTTTGCAATATGAGAAGGTATATTCATTAGTTGATTGTATTTCAACAGTTTGTTGTATATTGACTTCTCAACCCGTAGTCACGCCAATGCTTATGGTACATTATATCTTTGTATTTGGTTGTGGAACATTAGGCAATTTGCTTGTATGGATTCTTGTTGAACATGAACGAGGTATAGGTGCTCGTTGGGATTATCAAGAAATTATACACGATCGTAAATACATTTCAAAAATGAATGTTATAATTTCGTTTGTAATGGCTTGTCGATTGTTGCCATTCCCATATAGTTTACTCAGTTACAATATTTGTTTCTTTTTTACTCCGATTTATATTACTAATTTTGGTAAAGTTATGTTGGAGCGTATCAAAACATATTATTCTGATTATTCTTTAGTTAATACGGGTACAATCGTGAAAAGTACTACATTTTCAAATATCCCGGAATCTATTCGTGTAAATATTTTTGAATTTTTGCACGGAGAATGTGATTTCGAGTATGTGGACAATAGTACTATAGAATTTGATTATAATCAACATATAACTTATGTCGATCTTGTTGATAAAATCGTTCTAGGTAATATATGTCGAACTGAATCGGTGACATTTCAAGATTTACATAAATATAAAGGTTTCTTTGAACTGGTAAAATTGAAAACTCAAGATGTATTTTATGGTGATGATTTGATTGCAAATTTACCATTGCGTTCTAATATGTCTTTATCTAGTGAAATTATTGCAGATTTGGGAGTTAGTAGATATTTATTAACCTCTGATAGTCTTCAAGCGCGTCATTTAGGTGATTATTTAGATGATGATGAATGGGATTTCTACTCTATGCGAGATCAACACATTAGCCTGAATTTGCGTTTTGATAATTTTATGGCTATTAAAAAATATTTTGCAGATTCCGTAATTTCATATAATCCTGATGGTGAACGTTTTTTCATTCGTGGATATGCTGTAACATTACGTTGTGTTGAAGGTCATTATATTGTTGTCTCTGAAAGATATTTACTTGTTGCGAACTTCTTGGAAGATATGAAAAATAAGTATGGTAATTCTTCCTTCACAATATTAGATGCTTATGAACAATTTTGTTGTTATAGGGTTCAATCACCCTTACAGGGTGAAATTTTGAATAATATTATTGAACAAGATTGGCTTATAAAGTTGCTTGAAGATATGACAGTTTTTTATGGTCTTCTTTCTAAGAGTAATGACTATAAAGATGTTGTTGGTTCGATTGCTATATTTTCTAAGTTACGTTGCGGTAATTCATTGATAGTTAGTTCCATCAGGTGTTATGAGCAAAATTTGTTAGATAAGCTTGAAGAAGTTTTTGAATGTAGTTTACAAAGTTCGAATCCGTTTACTGATTTTCGTGAACAGTTGAAAAATTATGATTTATTTAAAAATTCTGCCTTATATAAAAAGATGAGTAAATTCATGATGTATGCTTTGTCAACATCACTTTTTTCTAAAATTGGTTTTAGCATGGATAAACTTAATTATACTGTAGTTGAACAACAATATATAAAGAAGAAATATAAACCGAATATTGATTTTTATCATTGCATGTTGGATACTATTTCTTATTTATGTGAGATTGGTTACCAAATGTATGTTACAGGTGATGTTGAGACAATATTTCATTCAGATACAAAGTATGCAAAGTGGTTTATTGACGTCAATGAACTTATGCGTCAATCTATATATCTTAATGATTTATCTGAAATAAATACGAACGAATTTACTTTTTTACAGACTCTGGATGAGTTGATAGATACAGGTTTGGGTATTTACAAACACGCCGTACGTCTAAAGAAAGGCGATGAGAAAATTATTAATGCGCGATTAACAGAACTTTTGCATTTAAAGTCAAATATTTTAACTTTGAATAAAGCAAAGGAACATCGCGATGTCCCATTTTCAATTTTGATTTTCGGCGAATCTGGTATTGGTAAATCAACAATTAAGGATATATTAATCCACATTTTTGCAAAGAAGCAAAATTTAAAGTTTGCGCGTGAAATGATATATACGCGTAATCCTATATCTAAATATTGGGATGGTTTTCGAACATGTCAATGGTGTGTAGTCCTAGATGATGTTGCCTTTATGAATCCTAATGCAGCTCCAAGTGGGGATCCATCTGTTATGGAATTCATCCAGATTGTTAATGCTGTTCCATTTTGTCCTGATCAAGCCTCGTTGGAAGATAAAGGTAAGACACCTATGCGCTGTAAAATGTGTGTTGCTACAACAAATACTTTTAATATGAATACACATTTTTACTTTTCATGTCCAAGTGCCGCCCAAAGAAGATTCCCTATAGTTGTTGAACCTAAGCTCAAGCGAGAATTTACAGGGCCTGATGGTACATTAAGGGTACCGGACGATTATGTGCCTTCCGATGGGTATCCAGAATATTGGACCTGGACAGTGCATGAAGTCAGACCTACATCTGTGAAAGGAAAATCTAAATTAGCGAACACAAAGATTTTACTTGAAAATGGTGAAATGGATGAATTCCTGCCGCTTTATCTGGGTCTTATTGATAAATACAATAAGAATATGGAGACAGTTAAGAAATCTATTGATATAATCTCGAATGTTGATTACTGTGGAACCTGTGTGTTACCTATGAAGTTTTGTAAGTGTAACCTTCAATTTTATTCACTTTGGACATATTTAGGACATGTCTTTTTGAGATTCTTAGATATGCTTGTCTTACATTTCTTATTTTGTATATTTAGAAATAATGTGAGACGTTATATGAGTGATAGTTTGGGTGTAACACAAATCTTGACATGGTGTCTTGGTTGTACTCCCGATCAATATTTAGCTCGAAAAAGAGAATATTGGGAAAGATTAGGCCGGGATGCTTATGCATGGTTTACTCCTCCTCGAATACTAGCCACTTTAGCAACAATAGCCTCTGGATTATATATTATAAATCGTATGCAATATTCATTTAGATCTGAGGTGCAAGGTAATGTTGGTAGCAAACCTAAAGCAACCGACTCAGAAAGGCAAGAAGTTTGGTATAAAGATAAATACACACTGAACACTTTTGATGTAGGAAGGAAAACACTATCTTTAAAAGGTATGTGTCGATCAGAATTTGTCAATTACATCAAAGGTAGTGTTATGCAAGTTGTCTTTCGTAATAATACTGATAGAAAAGGAGGTAACATGGTTTGTTTTGGTGAGCAAAATTATGTTACCAATAATCACCTCTTAATCAAACATTGTGTTTTTGTGGATATAGTGCAAGATCTAACTGGTGATGGTGTCTCACGTAATATTACTGTGCGAATTGACCCTAGATCAATTGTTCGTATACCAGAGCGTGATTTAGCCTTTTTTCGTATTCGTGGTTTGCCACCAAAGAAAAACATTATTGACCTTTTTCCACCAGAGAGAATAAATTGTCGTATGAATGGTGTTTATGTGCGTAAGAGTCATAAAGGTGTGCTTATTGAGAAAGATGTGAGAGCTATGGTTTATACTCCAACTAGTACAATTAAAAACACTGATATATGTGCACCAATGTGGACTGGTCATGTCGATGTAGATACAGTTGATGGTGATTGTGGTAGTTTGTTAATTGGTAGTTCACCACATGGTCCCGTACTTCTTGGTATACACGTTACAGGATGTAATGGTTATATTGGAGCTTTATCTATATTACAAAAGGATCTTTATGATTATACCCACACCACAACTATCTCTCCAAATGAACCCGCACTTAGTTCGGGTAATTATATTCGTGAGTTAGGTGAATTACAAAGTAAATCCACAATTAGGTATGTCCAAGATGGGCATGCAGAAGTGTATGGTTCCTTTAAAGGTTTCCGACGCAAACCTAAATCGAAAGTTTGTAGAACATTAATGTACAAAGCTATCAAAGATGAGGGTTATAAAGACGAGTTTTTCGCACCTTGTATGCGTAGTTGGGAACCTTGGAGGATAGCTCTCTTAGATATGGTGCAGCCTCTAAATACATTATCTGATATGATTTTAGATAAGTGTAAATGGTCATTTTATCGGGATATTAAGGATAAGTTACCAAAGAGTGAACTTGAATTGTTACAACCATATGATGATTTTACAGCCATTAATGGTGCTAATGGCATTACATATGTGGATAAAATTAATCGAAATTCGAGCGCAGGTGCGCCTTGGAACACATCTAAGAAACATTTTGCTCGAAAGATTCCACCTCAACATGATCTAATGGACCCTATAGAGTTTGATGAAGAAATCATGGAGCGTGTTGATAATATTTTTCGAACATATGATAATGATAAGAGGTATATGCCTGTCTTTACTGCACATCTTAAGGATGAACCGGTTAGTCGATCTAAATTCGAGCGTAAGAAGACACGTGTTTTCACAGGTGCTCCTTTAGATTTTACTATTGTAGTGAGGAAAATGTTACTATCACATATACGAGTGATTCAAAGAAATAGATATGTTTTTGAGGCTGGGCCTGGAACTATTGCTCAGTCAGAGGAATGGCAAGAAATGTTTAATTATTTGACTCGTTTCGGAGAAAATAATATCGTGGCTGGTGATTATCAAGCTTTTGATAAATCTATGCCTGCAAATATTATGCTTGCTGCATTCGATATTCTCGAATATTTGGCACGTGACAGTGGAAATTTTACTGAATCTGAATTACATTATTTACGATGTATAGCGTACGACATATGTTTCCCTTTAGTTGATTTTAATGGTGATCTCATACAGTTTTACGGTACTAATCCTTCTGGCCACCCTTTAACTGTTATTATTAATTCTCTTGTAAATAGTTTATATATGCGTTTTTGCTATTATATACTAAATCCTAATGATTCTGTCGATACTTTTCGACATCATGTTAATTTGATGACGTATGGAGATGATAATATTATGGGTGTTAGTGATTCAGCTAAGTGGTTCAATCATACGAGTATTTCAAAAGTTTTGGGTGAACACGGTATTGTTTATACCATGGCCGATAAAAAGGAAAAAAGTCGGCCATATATTAATATCTATGAGGCTACGTTTTTGAAGCGTAGTTGGTATTATGAAAAAACTATGAAAACTCATTTAGCTAAATTGGATCATGATTCAATTGCAAAGATGCTTACTACGTGGGTAAGATCTAATATTGCGGAGGAAGAACAAGCTGTAGCTGTCATTAGTTCAGCTATGCGTGAGTATTTCTTCTATGGACCTGAAGAATATTTTGTTCGGCGAAATATGTTTAAGAGAATCATAAAAGATTATAATCTTGAAGTGTGGTGTAATGATAGTACATTACCTACATGGGAAGAGCTCAAACAACAATATTATGATAATTCCAAACATGTTAATTTGGAGTAATGGGGTGCCAGTCGATCATCCCTTACATGTTTTGTATAAAGTCTAGTTTTATATTTGTATATGTATAAAAGCAACTCGCTGTCTTAGTTTGAGCTGGCTGTAGCGTATAAAATCCGAATACTAAGTTACAGTATGCCGCATTTTAAGTTCTTAAATCCGCATGGGCAGTCCCCAAAGAATCTTTTTAGATTAAGGTTGTAGGTTCCAAAATGTATTAAGGTCGCCCTCCCTAAATGGTATTAGAAGGAGTGGAGTAGAATTAAAGTATACCTCAGATCCAATTGATATAGTTGCTACGGGTTCGAGCAGAGATAATGCGAACCCAACCACTACCATGTCTCATGATGAGAGTGGTAATTTTAAGTATATGGATGAGAAAACTGGTGCAAGAGTAGATGAATCCGGGTTGTTAGATCCAACATTTAATTACTCTATGGATCACAAAGTTTGTGATAATGTAACTAAATATTTTTCTCATGCTGTAAACTTAACCACAGTAGACTGGAATGTTGGAACTACCTCTTCGGGTAGTGTCAAACCATGGTCTGCATTTTTTGATGATCTTGCAATTAAAAATAAATTGCAAAATTATGCTTGGTTACAGTGTAAATTGAGAATAAGAGTTATTGTAACAGCTTCTCCATTTTATTATGGTAGGATTCTATTTTGGTATAGACATATGCCAACATGGGGAGCTGGAAATATCTTTTCTACGGTTACTGCTGCAAATCAACTATTAACACCCTTGTCTCAAAGACCAGGGTTTTATATAGATGTGGGAGAACAAACAGAGTATGAAATTGTTCTTCCTTTTGTTTTTCATAGGAATTATTTAGATGTTATAGATAAGGCAGAATTCGAGAATTTCGGTGAGTTTGGATGGCAAAGTGTTGTACCTTTAGCTACTTCAAATGGTATAGCAGGTACTGGTGTATCTTTTAGAGTTATGTGTAGTGCTGAGGCTGCTATGGTGAGTGGTCTCACTTTTGGTACAGCTCTACAATCTAACGATGAATATAAGGAAAAACCTGTATCTAAAGTTGCAAGTTCCATAGCCTATGCTGCTGGGCTTCTTACCAAAGCGCCACTTATTGGACCTTTAGCATTAGCCACTCAGCAGATAGCATCAGGTATTGGGACAGCTGCTTCTTGGCTTGGTTTTACTAATGTACCAGTAATAGAAGATTCTATGCCTATGAAAAATTTACCTTTTCATGCTTTTTCATCAAGTGAAATATCTAAACCAATTGAAAAATTTTCTTTAGATCCGAAAACTGAACTGTCGATATCGCCAGCAACTGTTGGGCTTGATGGTCATGATGAAATGTCCATTAATAATATCATTTCACGTTCATCACATGTGGATGTCGTGACATGGTCTAGTTCTTCAGCTGTTGATACAAATATTTGGGTTTGTACAGTTACGCCTGATATTAAACAATTCTTTTATGACGGTTCTAAAAACATTATTTGTGGTACTCCTTTGTCACACGTTGCTCGAATGTTTAAAGAGTGGCGTGGTGATATTATTTATACTTTTCGTATAATTGCCTCACAATATCATAAGGGGTGCTTACGTATAACGTGGGATCCTTCCGTTGATATCGACTCGGCTACTGATACTATCACAACTAATAAGAATATTGATTTAGATATCTCTACTACTAGGGAAATAGAGTACAGAGTTAGATATGATCAAGCTCGACCCTTCCAATTAGTACGTCCACAAGAGGTTTATGCTTTTGGAACAACTACTGCTCCAAAAACAAGAAGTTTTTCTCATGATAATGGTGTACTTACGGTTAAGGTTTTTACTGAGTTGACATCTCCAAACGCTACCGCTGATGCTTATTTACAAGTATCTGTAAGAGCAGCTGAGAATTTTCAATTCAATAACCCTATTAGTTTAGAAACGGATAATGGTTTTCCAACTTTTTATGAGTTACAGAGTGAAGATATGCCCTGTTGTAATAATTATGAATGTATTGATGAAACTACTCCAGAAATTTTTAAAGTTAATTATGGAGAAGCTATTACATCACTTCGTCAATTATTTCATAGGACGTGCAAGTTGCGCACTCAGATTTACACGGCAATTGCATCAACAACACGTGCTGCACATGTATCATCTAGGTTTCACAGGTTTCCAATGTTATTTGGTTATGATCCTAATGGTATTAATAGTGCTTCTAATGTTGCTGCTACTTCTAATGTTCCTTTTAATTATGTTCGACCCATCCCACTAACTCACATGGCACCGTGCTTTTTAGGTAGGCGTGGATCAATTAATTGGTCAGTAAATACTGATTCACCACAGGGACCTGTTGGTTCCATGTCGTTGGATCGTAATAATATGACTAGCATTACTGTTGCAGGTCATAATTCATCAACACTAGTTAATAGTACTGATGATAATGATGACTATGCAAGAGTCATGATTTTCGATGCTTACAGTTCAAAAGCAGCTGCAGGTGAAAGTGGTATGTCACTAATGAATCAACATACACAAACTGGTCTTGAAGTAAATGCTCAAGATTACCATGGCGAACGAATGCGAAATAATAATCCAGCTTACACCACACTGGGGTGGAGTAAGGATGGATCTAATTTAGATGCTGTTCGCCTCTCATTTTTAATGAAGCCCGATGCTTCATATGCCTTAGAAAAAACAACCTCAGATTTCTATGTATCTACTGGTCCAGATTTTTCTCTATTATACTTTGTGAATGTACCGACGTTGTATAACATTACGGTACCCACAAAACTATAATTCAACTTAAAAACGCAGTGCATGATGCTGCGTTCCCTTCCGTATAAGGGTTTTAATACATGGTGCTTGGTAGCACTATTCTAATTACATAAATCTTATATTTTATATTTTATATATATTTTATTATTAATTACAATGATTTTTTAGCTTAGAGTAGTGTTACTACTTTAAGCAGGGCGTGTACGACACACATGCTTAAATTTTTTGCATTGTATTAATCATGATTTTTGTACTTAG